TGGTTAACCAGACGCTGTTCAAATCGCTACTACGATTTATGGTGAGGTTGTGCCACTCACCCCTTGACTCAAAACTTAGACTACTGCGAGTCTCCAAGAAGGCTGAATTACTAAAGAATGTATCCTTAAATCTAAATAAACGTAGTTTAGAAGGAAGTCTTTCAAAATCAATACCGCATTTAAGAAAGTTATCCTCTGTCTTACAATCATTACCAAAGATATCGAATGCTCTGGATATAAATCTAGCCTTATCAGACATTTTAGGCATGTTACCATTACCAAAAAGAATCTGTAATAGAAGGCGTTTAGGACATCTATAGGGTACACCTTGAATCCATTTTGAACCAAGAAAGAAGAAAGTATCGCCTGATGACGAAGCACCAGAATCATATTCAACGGTAGCTAACATACCGAATCTGCGTTTTACAATCTCCAAATAAATTTTACTGTCTACTCTAAAGCTAGTTGAAATAACTCCATCGTCACCAGAAAATCTACAAAAAACGTGTTCGTTCCAAAAGTCAATTTTATTTTCATGGCAGTATGTCAATAAACTACTGTACGTCACTACGAAGTTTACGACAGATCCAATCAAACTTGTAAAACTACTTCCAGAACTCAAGCCAGATAATCTAGACACTAGACCCACACAAGGGTGGAACATTTCTGCTTTTATACATATGTTCCGCAAATATCTAAAAGATGTTTGCCAATGACCTGATAACATTAAAGAATTCTCAATTAATAAGAAAGCAAATACCATCAAGTCCCGTGGTATTGAATGGTCAAAAGACTTGTAATCAATACAAATAACATACTTCCCACTAATATGTTGTGAAATTTCTGATAATTCAGCTTGAGTTCTCGCGTAACTAATTTCACTTTCATTGTTGATTAAGAAAGTATTAACAAAAGTAGTACGGAAAACATTTTCTAATGATTGTCTAATAGAATTAACAATGAAAATAAGTCTAGTTTTTAAACCTGACACTCTAACTTGTGATCTTAGACCAGCAATATCAGGATAGAACTTAAATCTCTTCCAATCAAAATCCCCATTATACATTAATCTTAGATTAATGCTTATCTCTTCAAATTTATCACGCTTCTTGAAGTCGGCGTCGGGTGCACCAGAGCTAGTATTCAGTTTAACTGATCCCAGAATATCCTCAATAGGCGTTGGAATAAAATGGGTTATTGTCTTACGTCTAAGAACCCTATCCCAAAATAAGAATGTGATGTCATCAACTTCATAGGGATGAAGCTTAACATGATGTTCAATTTGAATCTCTTCACTCGCCTTTTTGATATTAGCGAAGAATAATTCCTTAGTTTTAGCAAGAGATGCCTTTATACTAAGATAATTTCCGAAGTCAAAATCTGGGTGTTTCTTGACATATTCAAGAATTCCTGGTAACTCTTGAAGTGGATAGACTCTATTAAAGTAATTGATTAAATCAAGTCTGCTAACAAAACTAGTATCGGAAACTAGCTTAAAATCAGGTATATGTTTGCGACTTAACAAATAGATATGGTTAAGATTGATTAACATACTAGACTGACCTAACAACTCCTTTCTACTTCTTCTACGTGCGATTTGAACCTTAGGCTGAACATTGTCTGATACCTTTGGAACGTTAACAACACTATTTACTACAGATTTACGTGGTCTCTGTGAAAAGATTTTACTTGGAATTCTTATTTGTTTAATCATAA